TCACGATACTCTGCGGCTGTTTTTTTCTTGTCCCCCTCAAACCGTAGTTGAACGTTTCTAGCTTCAACTTCCCCCGGAAGACCCGCATAGGATTTAAAGCCTTCTGTTTCCATCTCGTAAACTTTAGATTGTCTTTCTTTTATTTTTGCGCTTTCTTGCACAAAATCATCTAAGTTTTCAATAAACATGGGTAACAGGTTAGGGCCCAGTTGTAACTTTTGATCAAGTTCTTGTATCGAATTATTTTTTAACTTTAAATAATGTCCACGAAGGTAAGAACCTTCTTCCCTCGTTTGTTCTTCTGTTGCATGCCGAATATAATTATCTATTAACTGAACGTTGCTACGGTCTGTTAAAGAAAGTTCTGGGGCTGCCTCAAGGTCTCTACCAAACAAACGCTCATCCCATTCTTCCATGCGTGTTTGAATTTTTTCTTTAAGCTTTTTATCGTCTTTTCTAAGTTCGTTTCGTTTTTCTTCGTAGCCTTTAGGAAAATAAGCCGAAGAAGATCCCCCTTTTGGAAATCCTTCTATAGTTTGTAGGCCATGCTGAATTTCATGCAAAGCAACACTGGCTAGTGTTTGACGACCCTCTGGCGTATTAGGCTGAGAAGCTAACATTAAAATGTTATTTTTATCGTCGTAAGCGCCAGATAAACCAATATTAAATATCCCCGGTACGTCTGTTACCCTCATTTCTCTTAACACAGGGTATTCTTCAAAAAGTTCAGGGAAATCAAGGACTTGGTCAATAGTGGGTAAAGGTACAGGCTGCAATGTAGTGGGGATTACGATCCCATTTTCTTCTGCCTTGCGTATGGCATAATCAGGCGTTTTATCGCCTACCCGAGTATTCCTAAAAGTAAGTCCATACGCGTTAGCCTTTGTTTCTCCGCTAAACCTAAAACTTTTAGCCGACGGAAGTTTTATGTAATCTGGTCTGTCGCCGCCCAATGAACTAGGCTCTAAGTAAAAGGCACCACGCCTGTCGTAAATCTCACTGGGGTTGTTTGACCCCAAAGAAAAAAGAGCGTCATCCAAAAATTCTTCGTCTAATTCTTTACCATTGATTGGCGCTAACTTTGTGTTTGTTGTTGGGATTTCATACTTAATATTACCCCCTAAATCATCTCGGAAAGCCCTAAAAGGTAAGTTTGTATTAGCTTGAGCTTCCCATTGCTGTGCGGGATCCGTTATTCCTTGGGCCTCTAAGCGCGCAATAATTTGTTCCGCTTCTGGACCAAATCTACCCCTAGTACCACCAAAATTCCCAAACAACGCCGAACTACCCTTGTCGCCCATTTGAGCAATTGATAACGCCGTTCCGGGCGCACCAAGCAATGGCGCAGCCAACAACATATCACCCGAACTAACAACGTCACCGGTACTTGGGTCGTATACTTCCGACATTCCGCCTTGAGCCGCTTCTTCGCTAACGCGCATCCTACGAGTAATGGCTTCCGGTAAACTTTGTATCCCCTCAAGCGCCGCGGAGCGTGTTTCAGGCTCTGTAATAAACGAACTTAAATAGTCCAAAGCTTTTCCCGGCGCACGGGCAATAGGCATGTACGACATACCAAACTCAGGCTCGCCATACAAACCGGGCGTAACGGAACGCTCAACCTCGCCTCGAAGTTCTCCTGTCATGGGGTCTGGAGCGTAAGTAGGGTCCGAGAAAGTGGTCTGCGGTTCGCGAAGCACGGTCCGCCGAGCAGGTGTGACCATGTTAACCATTTGACCAAAAAAACTCATGTCCTCGTCGTTTGGAAGACCGTATTCGTAGAAGTTTTCTTCTAACTTACGTATTTGATCTGTTTGTTCTTTGTTAGCCATAATATATTGATGAACCTATTGAGGAACTTTCTTCGGCACTGTCCCAATCATCTGTAGGGACGTTGACAAAGTTACCTTGTCTGTAACGCATTAATGCTTGCGTAGTGCTGTCTACCAAGTCGTCGTGCGAGCCATTTGGAAATGCAGCGCATTCTTCAATAAGTTCCGTGGCCCACGGCTCGTCGGGGGCCCAAACCATACCAGCTTCAAATAGTGGCGAGATAGCATGGACCCTTGACAGCTTATCATTGCCTCTACTAGGTGTAAAATTTACCACAGGAATGCCCATTTGTCTTAATTCTTGTGTTAAAGGCATACCCGATGCTTTTGCTTCAATAATTACCGTTTCAGGCTCCCAAAAATTAAATAAATCTAATGCAATTTCTTTCAACTCCGGAAAGTCCCAACGGCCTTTCTTAGAATCTAATAAAATTAAATTAGGGGCCCCACCAATCTCTTCTGGGAAAAACACACCCCATGTTGTTATTGCCGAGTAATCCGCCGTTTCTTTTTTACTATAAGCCGTATCGTAACTCTGTATTACGTACTGTAAGTTAGGCACAGTCTCTTTTTCCCAAACTTTCCACCAGTCCCGCTTTAGGATAGACATCTCTTCCGCAGTGGGGTTCTGCTGATACTGCGCGTTCCATTGATACGCGGGAACCGACGCCTTTACCGACAACAACTCGTCTACAGACCAAAACTCAGGCCAACAAGCTTCTCCCGACGGAAAAATAGCAGGTAACTCCACAACTTCCCATTGATCTGCCCGAACATCCTTAGACATAGACTTAATCAATTGACCCGTCATGTCTTTCTCGGACCACCTCGTTTGGACCAATACAATTGCACCACCCGGCTGAAGACGCTGTCGAGGACCAGCCGTGTACCACTCCCACGCGTTTTCAAAACCACTGGCCGACATTGCTGTTTGTTCCGAGTGCGGATCATCAATGATAATTAAATCACCACCACGGCCCGCTAAGTTAGAGCCCACACCCACCGCGTAATACATCCCACCAGTCTTAGTGTCCCATCGACCAGAAGCTTTACTGTCTGCTGCTAACTTACAATCCGGAAAAATAGTTTCGTATTCCTCCGTCTCCAAAAGGTTTTTTACCTTTCTACCAAAATTAACAGCAAGCTCCGTGGTGTGCGTGGCCTGAATAATCTTCATAGAAGGACGCTTGCCTATCATCCATGCCGGAAACAAATAACTCGCAAACTCAGACTTAGTGTGCCGCGGAGGCATGTTGATGATCAAACGCTTTAACTCACCAGACGCAATCTTCTCTAACTTCTCCGCTATGATCTTATGATGCTTGCCCGCAATAAACTCAGGCCAAACACTTCTAACAAATGTTAAAAAATTATCTTGGCATGCTTCTACCTTCTCTAACTGCTTGAGCCGTAACTCAAGACGAAGTTTCTGCATCTCCGCTTCTGCTGGGTTGATTAGGTTCAATTAGGGGGCCCCATGATTGTTTTTTAATGTTTCATGTGAAACATCTCGGAACATAGCAAAATATAACTGGCTGTAGCTTATCGGAGAATACTGGTGGTGCCACGGTTCGCGGTCCGCGAGCCCTTGTTCAAAAAGTTCCATAGCTTCTGAACTTTTATATAAAAAAATTTCAAAATTCTTTGAGTCTGTTCCCGTTTTTTTAACTAAAAGCCAACAGTTTGCATCTCGGTGTCTTAGGCCAAAAGCTATCTGATGGGGACTCAAACGGACTTTATTTCCGCTATGAGCCTTTAATTCAATCAAATGAAACCGCTTTTTATGGTCCATCATCAAAACATCAGGAATACCCGGTACGGAACAGTTCTCTAATCGGGTTAACTCAATGCTTGGAGGTAGGTCCGAAAAGCCTTTCTTCAACTGTTTCCAAAACGTCGCTTCGGGTGTCAAGTACTTCCCCTTCTATTACTTTCTCAGTACTTTCTTGGCCTAGCTGTTTTTTAACCTCGTTCAAGGCTTTTTCTACATCAGCTTTGCTCATTTGATCAATACTGCCGTGAAGAACCTCGGACCGCGTTACGTACATGTTGGCCGCCTGCCCACGGCGAAATTCAGCCTGAACTGCCGCGGAGTATGCGCCGTTGTTTAGGGCGGTGTCACGTATTCTTTGTAGGTCTCTCATGTGACGACCAAAGTCAATCCCATACTTCTCGGCCAACTCTGCACGGCGCTCTCGGATGGCTTTGACGACATGTGGGGACAATCTTGGGTTCAATAACTCATACGCACGGGTGTGGGCAGAAGTTGCCGCATACCCTGCTTCTTGTGCAATCTCACGCAAAGTTAACTCGCCTTGTTTATCGCAATACAAATTAACAAAAGTCCATTGCTTTTTGGATAATCTGGAGATTTCCGAGACAGGCTTTCTTCCACGCGTTTCGATTTTTTGTTTAGACATAATCAATAAAAGTTCGTTTTAAAGTTGCAAAATTTAACCATTTTTAAACCAGTTAAGCAAACACTAAAAGTTTAAAAATTTTAAAAAATTTTCTATATCATTTTTGTGGTTATTGTTTGCGTGAAACAGGGCCTAGTACGTGTCCTCGGGCTCGGGCCGCGTCGCGCGGGATTTTGTGGGTTAGTAAGCGCTCACTACCGCGGAAACTGACGCGATATTGAACAAGGGGCCCCACGGACCACGGGCCACGGGCCACGGTCGGCAGCGGCCCGACTGGGTGCGGCTGCGGCCCAACTGGGTGCGGCTGCGGCCCAACTGGGTGCGGCAGCGGGCGGATTAACGCAGCAAACAGGACCACGGACCACGGCCCACGGACCACGGACCACGGACCACGGCCCACGTGATAACTAAGCGCGTGGTGCGGCTGTGCGACGCGCCGTGCGGCTGTG